CTTCCGCCGTTATAAATGCCACCTACTGTGTCAAGTGGGGCATCCTGGTGTTGTTGTGGACCATAGCCTGCGACTTTAGTTAATTCTAATATAACTATCCCTTCTCCATTAGAGAATGTTATAACTATATCTGATGTGTTTTCTGTGTTCTCTGAAAAGCCTCTAAAGTCTGTAAAACCAGAACCAAAGCCATGTGCAATTAAAACAGAGTTTCTATGTATTTCAAACTCCGCATTTCTATCAGTCATCCAATGAATTCTTTGAATATTTACTTCTGGTGTTGTAACTGTTTCAGTAGACTTCTTTAAATCTACACTAAGGTCGATTGTAGCTACATCACTATTGACTCCTGAGCATTTAATAACACCTTGAACCTGTGTTAATTTAAGTGTGTTTTTGACTACTGCCATTTTATTTCCTGTTTAAAAGTTAAATTATTTTTTCTTGTGATTGCCGTGTGAGCCTTCTTCTAACACTTCCATATCACGTGTTTTAACATCTTCTATTCCATGCTCAAACATTACTTTATACCATTCAACTTGTCCATATTCATTTGGTTCAGCATGCTCACCAAATAAAGGTTTGCCCTCGCCATATTTTTTATGAACAACTTTAGTTGCACACATATGAGTTAGCTTAGGTTTTTCTGAACTTCCTTGTGTTGGTGATTCTAAATCACCCTTTTCACTTGGGTCCTTCATATTAGCTGTGGCATCATCTTTAGCTTTAATTTCTACTGGTTCAGCTTCCTCAACCATTTCAGCATCTAACTCAACCTCGTTATTAAGTTTACGCATTTGTGCTGCTTTCATAGAAGCCTGTTTTCTAGCTGCTCTACGTTGCATTCTATCTCTCATTTGTTCTGGAGTAGGCATACGCTTAACAGCTTCCTGCATATCAGCTCTAAAATCTTTAAATATTTTCATCTTCGGGTTCCCCTTCTGTTTCTTCTTGTTCTACTTCTTCCTCTTCCGGAGTATCTTCTACTTCCACCTCAGGCTCTTGTTCAACGTCTGCTTCTGTTTCTACTTCTACTTCCTCTGGCTCAGAATTTTCTTCTTCTTCAGAACTATCTGTAATTGGGTCATTGTATATAGTAGCAGCTATCTCAGCTTTTTTATCTGAGACTAAAGCATCTGCTCTACCACCCATTACATCATTAAAAGTAGACTGTGCGTCGGTTAATTTACCATCTGCCCATTGGTCCATCATTTGGCGTATAGCAGCCTGTTGGACCTCATGTGGCGTTGGCTCTTGCCCTTGTTCTGTTTCCACAGCCTCAACTTCATTGTTTATTTCTTCACTCATAATTTACTCCTTAGTAGGTTGTTCTTGTTGTCCTTGTTCTGCATCTTCGGCTCCAGGTTTTATCTCCTGAGGCTCAGCCGGTGAAAAAGGAGACCATTGATATTGTCTCTGTAACATTGGCTCTTGTGCAATGTCTTTTTCAATTTGAGCAACCTCTTCATCAGTTTGTTTAAGTATCTCTTTCTGAACATACCTTTTACTGTAAAGAGTTCCTATAAATGCTGAAACTCCATTTAAAACTTCTACTCTACTTCTTAGAATCTCTTGTTCTTTGGACTCTGTATAGTAAGCGTCTGATGCAAAGATGTATTGGATGTTTTCTCTTATATCCGACCAATCTTCTTCATTAATAACACCCTTTAATATTAATTGTGTTTTTAATATATCATCAAACAATGTGCTAAATCTTTTTCTTAACTTAGCAACGAACTTTGTAAATTTAAGTTCGTCTCTATTAATCTCTGCAGAACGACCAAAGTTTAGTCCGCCCTGTTGTTCTAAACGTGATACAGGAACATTTAATGCTTGATATAGTTTCTTTTGAAAGTAATCAACATCTCCTGTTTCACCTAAATTTTGTCCGCCTGGTAGAGTTTGTATCTCTGTTCCTCTGCCACCTTCTCGTCTAGGCATCCAGAAGTCCTCAAGCATGGACATAAATTTCTTATCATCTCTTATCTCGCCTGTGTTAGCATCGTATACTAACTTGTTTCTATACCTGTCCATTATGTCTTTTAAATACTGTTCTGCCTTTATCTTTGGCAAGTTACCAGTATCGACATAAAATATCCTTCTCTCAGGTGCTCTTGTTATTCTGTATATAACTACAGCATTTTCCATCATGCGAAGTTGGTTCGCAGGACGGATAGCCTTATGAAGGAATGATAATGGAATATTTTTGTCCTGGTCTACTAAACCTGAGGGACAATACGCGATTGCGTCTTTGCTAATTTTTAGTGCCTTGTCATTTACACTTGCAGAATACTGACCTGGCTTACTAGCTATTCCTTTATTATCATACACAAAATACTCTTTCGTGTCCTTAATAAATTGAACGCCTGTCTTAGCGTCCTTTTCCTTGTTGACTTCACGTATTAATCTAATCTTACGTGGGTCAATATATCTAATATCCTTGATGCCCTGTTTTGGTGATGCAGTATCTATTACTTTGTGAAAATAAATTCTGCCATCTATATACCATCTTCTAAAATAGTCTTGTGCTCTGTTGTTAAAATCAAACATTTTAAGCACATTATCAAACTCTTCTGCAATAGCTTTTTTAACACTTGCAGACACATTTACTTTATCTGTGTCTATCTCTAAAGGCCTTTCATCCTCTAGGTTAGATATCGAATCGTTAACGATATCTTCTATAGCTGCATCTACATCAGCCATCATAGATATATCTCTATATCTTTTTATTAATGCTTCTTCCGTATTCGCGACACCTTCAACGTCAAAGTATGTGCCATAGTAGCCTCCACCTCGGATACTATCTATGGCACCTTGTTCGTCTTTAGGGACAAACGATTTAGTCGTTGCCGTGTCCTTCTTACGGTTTATTTCAAAACCAAAAATTTCCATAATGTTATTACTCCACTAGTCGCTTAAACGACGTCGTAGTGTGTATATTGAAATGTTACTGTAAATTCTTCAAATATATCGTTCTGTGCATAGTTCAATGCAATTTCAGACATATTAATTGGGAAAGCGTTTCTTAATGTATAAGTTCCGCCTCTTAATACGTCGTCATTTCTATCTAAATGCTTAACAACTACATCTGTTTGATAATCACTTGGTGTTTGAATACCTGTGTTAGACTCTCTATCATTAAGACCATTCATCCAATCTTCGAAAGGACGTCTTAAAGAGAAGTCTGTATCATTAACAATAGTAATTGTCCACGGGTCAAATATTCTTTCACCTGCAAGTTTAATTTCCCTACCTCTATACTGAATGATAGCTGGGTTTACATTACTTGCGGGCAAAGCTGCACCTGTTACTAGCAAACTGAAAGATGAATCAACACCTGTAACATAACCTGGGAAAGTAAGTTCGACTCTAAACTGATTAGGACGAGCTCCCCCTGCCCCTAGTCTTGCCTTAAATTCTTCAATATTCATTTATTTCTCCTAGTTGGGTATTTATGTTACGCTCCGAGCTCTTCAAACGAAATGCCGGTTCTTGTTGCTACAAAAGTCAATGTAATAAAGTTAATGCTTCTAGCAGGTTTAATAAACACGTCTGCTCTAAATTCATTGTTATCAATTACATCTGCTGTATTGTTTGTTTCATCACATACAACTCTAAAGTCGTATATTCCTCTACGTCCTTGGACATCTCTTAAGAAAGGTTCTACTAGAGACCTAAATTGTCCACGTGTAAAGGCGTCGTTAAATTCAAACAATTGAAGTTTAGCTGCCGTTGAAACTGCTTTTTCAATTGTATTAAATAGTCGTCTTACGTTGATTCTGCTAAATGCACCTGTTGAAGCAGTTAATGTTTTATCTCCGAAAAGAATAATACCTGCTCCTGGGTCACCAATAACTGGGTTAATGCTGTTTTTGTATAGCGTGTCTCTATCTGCTTTCTTAGGACTCCATGCTAATTTAACTGCATTTTTCATTGCTCCTCTAGAGCTACCTGCTGGTGAGAACCATGGGTCAGCCTCAGCATCTGCAACTACACAAGTTCCTGCAACATCACCGTTTAATGGAACCCATCTGTATACGTCGTTATATTTATCAAACATATATTTCCAGCCTGAATCCATAACAGCAAATGCTGACCTAGTATAGTTAGCACCTGTTATTTCTGCTACAACACTTGATAATTCTGAACCAGTGTTATTAACTACGTTAGCTTTTTGTGGTGAAATGAATACCATACAATCACGTCTTATAGCTGCTACATTGTCAATAATGTAATCGCCAACTGTTTGTGAATGACCACCTGCTAAAACTAATTGAACATCAACTAATTCGTCATTTGCTAATAGGTCATACCCTGATTGTAAATCACCATCTGCAGGTGCATTTGTTACACCTAATGTAAGTCTAACTGTTAATTCTGAGTTACCACTTGGAACAAATCCAAATAACCCATTATGGCTAGATACTATTGTTGAAAAGTCATTACCGAAGTTACTAGCATTGCTATCTGCAGGGTGGTCCATCCACCATACATATTTACTTCTAGAATTAATTACTTTTTTATAAAAATTTGTTTGGTTTAATGAATCTTTAGCGTCTGAAGCTTTTGAAACGTTAGAGAATTTTTCTAAAACTGTTCCTGCTGTTCCAGTAAACTTACCACCTTTGTCTACAACAATAATGTGCATAGCGTCTAAATCTACTGAATTTGCTCTAGCATTTGATGTTGAAGTAGGTCTGCCATCAAATTGACCTGCATATGACCAAGCAGTTGTTAATACTGCTGTAGCTGTAGCACCTGAGCCACCGCCACCTGATATAGTTACGCTAGGTGCAGATGTATATCCAAAACCTGGTTGTGTTACTGTAATTGCTGAAACTGTAGACCCGTCTAAAGTTGCTGTTCCTGTTGCTGCCACAGTAGTAACTCCTACACCTGGAGGTGAATCAAATGTTACTGTAGGTGCAGATGTATAACCTGTTCCACCGTCTGATACTGTTACAGAAGCAACCGATGTAGCATCAAAGGATGCGTAATCAGCAAAGCTAACTTCTAAAGAGTTTCCAATTTCACCTGGATATTTAGCTGCCCACATTCCAACGGCACCTGCGCCACCTTCGTATGAGGCTTCATATTCAGATTCATTTCTAATTAAAACTGCTGTTCCGTTTGATATAGCGTTTTTGGCTGTTGAGCCAACTTCTCTAATTGTTAATAGAGATGAACCATATGCTAAGAAAGAAGAAGCAGTCATAAAATCTTGTGCTGTATTGTC